GTATAAGAGACAGTGGTACGGCTGCTGCGGAAAATAGTAATCGTCCTGGTGCTCGTCAGTTCCCGACTGTCTATGTTCCTAATTTCACTCAAATCTTTCGTAATGCTTGGGCACTGACAGACACCGCTCGTGCTTCTATGATGGAAAGTGGCTTTGAGAACGTGGCTGAGAACCGTCGGGATTGTAGCTTTATGCACACCCTGGACCAAGAGACTGCACTCCTCTGGGGTCAGGCAAAGATGGATACCTCCGGTGCGCAGCCTATTCACACTACCCAAGGCATCATTGATGCAGTTCGCCAATATACGAGTAACGCAAACTATGTGACGGCGAACGCTACTACCAACTTGACGGAACTTACGAGTTACGCAGCTAAGGCTTTCAAGTATTCCACGGACCTGAGTAATCCTCGTATGCGTTACGCCTTCGGTGACGAAACAGCAATTAACGTGATGAACCAGATTGCCAAGCTGAACGGTACTACGAACTTGACTCCTGATAGCACTACGTTCGGTATGGACTATCAGAACTTTAAGCTCTATAAAGGTACCTTGCGTCTGCTTGAGCATAGTCTCCTAAACGGTTATAATCCGACTGGCGGTCGTCTTATCATCCTTGATATTCCTTCTATTAAGCTGGCTTACATGGCTGGTCGTAATGCTAAGACTGAAGAATATGGTACGGGTGGTAAGACTGTCGAGAACGGAACTGATGGCGTTGGTGGTAGCCTTACTTCCGAATTCGCAGCTGAGATTCGTAATCCTTGGGGCTGTGTAATCATCGAAGGTCTTACGGCTGGCGCCGCGGGCTAATATTTTCGCCCACTATTCAACAGACTAACTCCCGGTCTTTCCTGAATAGTGGGCTCTTTTACATCTAGGAGTTAAGAATTATGCCTGATTTTGTACATGTATATAATCAAGGAGGTGGGATCAGAGATGTTCCTGTCAGTAGTAGTGCTCTGGGTATTATAAGCACCCCCGTAGTAGAAGGGGGTGCTTCTATTATCTATAAATTCCCCGGCGTTACTGTCGGGCGATTGCTAGCCTCGTTAGTGGCAGGGGCTACGGCGACAAGGGTCGGACTGACTGTTACTGTCACAGCGACCGCGCACGGAATTCCTTCTGGTACTTATTCCGGAAGCGACTTCTTTTTCCCCGGCTGCCCTAGCTTAATTGCCGGGTGGTATCCAGGCTTTCTGTACGTGTCTGAGGACAGCGTGCAATTCTCTCTTCCGGCAGGCACAGCAGGGACGAACTTTTCAGGGGAGTCTGTAAATGGAGGGGCGGCGTATACAACGGCTACAGCCGCTTTAAGCATTGTACTCCCGGCAGGCGCCATACAAAACGGATCGAGAATTACTGCTCATTGTTTCTCGAACGGCAGCACTGTTGGCAGCAATAAGTATGTGGACTTGGTCGTTGGCACTCAGAGGTTCGGCCGAGCATACCTGTCAAACGAGCCATATAGAGTGTTTAGTATGACTGTTGTGGTCGATGGCAGCGAGATACTAGGTATGGAGTATAGGATAGACCACGTTGGCACAGCCTCGTCTGTTGCTCGTTTGCCGGTGGATTTAGCTGCAAGTCTGCCTGTGAGTGTGTTTCTCTTTTGTCCGTCCCCGGCGCAGCACTTATATTTGCCGCTGGCTTCTGTTTTGGAGGTGGTTAAGTAATGGCGATTATATATTGCGCCACACTTCCAGAGGCGCGGCAAATCAATGGAGGCGTAATTCGCTGGGTGTCCAGGGGTGTTGTTGAGGTTAGAACGGGGGATGACATTCCGGCTGAAGAGCCTGTAGAGCTTGTCGTGGTGTCCAGATGGGCCTTGCGCGAAGCACTATTCGCAGCCGGAAAGCTCGACGATGCGGATGCCGCAGCTCTCACACAAAGCGCAATGCGTCAGCGACTTTGGAACGATTCGGCGACATTCGGCAGAAACTGGCGGCAGATAATCAACCTGCAACAGAAAATGGCCGCCTTCAACGCGGCTGACATGGACCTTATATTCCGCGCCGCGCAAGCGATGCAGCCCTCAAATATTTAACAGGGAGTCCTAAATGAACTTCACTGAGCTGTCCGAGGCAGTTCTTGCTATAGTAAAGCGTCCTGATAAGGTAGCTCAGGTAGGCAATGCTATCAACACTGCTATAGCAAGAACCCTTTTCAAAACCGAGTTTACTCAGGACCTGGTGGAGGCAACAATTCCTCTTGATCCTGGGCTTTACTCCCAAACCATTAACCTTCCCTCTCTTGTAGTTCCACTGACTCGCTTCCGTAAATGGAAATATGTCAAGGTTACAGGGGATTTGAGATACTTAAAGTACATTGATCCTCAAAATGTATTTGTCCCTGGAGGTGTTCAGCAGACAGGTTGTTATTATATGATCGGCTCTGACCTAACTGTCCTCCTAGACTCTTTAGCTACTTCCCTGGAGGTAGGATATTATCAGCATCCTCCTGTCCTCTCAGGTGCAAATACGTTCTGGCTCACCGACATCTGTCCCTATGGTATTATCAACAGGGCAGCTGGAGAGGTTTTCGCCCTTATTGGGGATGCTAATTCAGCTAAACTCCACCTTGCCATGGGAGAGGATCTACTTACGATTATGACCGACGACCTAAGGGATCAGGTTACCTACTAACAAGAATGGGAAGTCTACGCTATGATGGACAGGAGAAGGTATGATAGCCTTACGGTAGAAGACAAAATGGATCACATCCTAGTACAACAGGAGAAGATTCTGGCTCAGCAAGAGGAGATCCTGAAAGCCTTTCCCTATGGCGTCGATCACCATAAGCAGGAGCACATTATACGTGAACAAGCCCGCAAGGACAGTGAAGACTTCATTAAAGATCTTAAACGAACACTTGCTAAAAATGCTATCCTGGCTTTCCTTGCCTTCCTACTATCTCTTATATTGCTGGGCATTTTTACGAAGTCCGTAGACTTTATCAAAGGAGTTTCCCATGTTCAATAAATTCAGTGGCAAGGTCATAGATGAGGTAGGCACTGGAGGGGGAACTCCGGAACTTCCTATAGGGGGAAATGCTGGGGATGTTCTAGCTAAGATTGATACCGTAGACTACAATGTAGAGTGGGTGGCTCCTACTGCTGGGAGCTATGGTCCTTTTACTAATAAGGCACTCTTAGTTGCAGACTCCACCTCCACCTTTACCTCTTTAAGTGGTGGGGGACTTCCTAGTCAGTTCTTAAAGTCAGGTTATGGAACCTATAACCCGAACTGGGCGTATATAAATTTATCTACTGATGTGCAGGGGAACTTGCCTGTTGCCAGACTGAATAGTGGAAGTGGTGCCAGCAGCTCTACCTACTGGAGAGGCGATGGGACTTGGGCAGCCCTGACTCCTAATATGGCTGCTGCTAATATGGTTTATAACAGTCGCTTCCAGGACAGAAATAAGACTACTCAAGCAAGTGTGGATGTAGCTACGAGTGCTCCCTATTCCCAACATGCTAGAAGATGGTATGGCTACTGCTCAGCCTCAGGATTCAGAACAGAGATAGTCTCTGACAATGGGATGGATTATATAGCCATTAAAAGATATTCCGGAACCAGCACAGCACAGTGCCGAATTGTCCAGATCTTAGATACAGAAGATAGCCTCAACTGGGCTTATCAGACAAAGACTGTATATTTTAGACATAAGAAGAAAAGTGCCTCAACTAATATCAATTACATTAAGATCAAAGTCTCCACAGGCAGGGATACGGACAACTCATTAGCCTCCTATCTTGCTGGCACTTGGACAAGCCAGACTGCCATGTTCGACAACAATGCTACTCCTTCAACCTCTTGGCAGTGGTATTACGGACCTGTAATTCTAGGGTACACTCTCATTAAACAACTTGCCGTAGAATTCGCAGCAGTGTTCACGGGAACTGCTAATGCTACGGAAGATGAGGTGCATGTCCAGCTCTTCACTGTTACAGATAATGGGGCTCTGGTATCTATCGTAGACCCTAAGTCTTTGGCAGTTGTAACGCAAGAGGATGGTAGATATTACAAAGAACTGCAGGTCTACTTGACTACCACACCTATCTCCATCCCTATTTACATGAGAGCTATTCCTACGATTACTCTAGGGGATGCAGCAGCTTTTACCTCTACAGGTACTACAAAAGATGTCCTCATTCTCCAGGTAAATTCTAGTGGAGATGCTGGCCTACACACAGTTTACTTGGATGCTGAGCTATGACAGTTAAAAACCGATATCCACTTGCTACAGCTGATGGTACTGCAATTCCTAATGATACTATCCGTCCCCGATATGCCTTTGGTCTGGCTATCTCTGGAACGAATGCAACTACCGGGGGAATCCCTGCCGGCTACGAGACAGTAGTCCTCTACTCCACAATTGACTGTGTAGTGAGATTTGGAAATGTGGCAGCTCCCCTTACTTCTTCCTTTCTAGATGAGGCTATGTTCCTGCCAAAGGGAACCCTAGTAACGGTCTCTCCCTCAGTCCTGGACTTTATTCATTCAGTAGCTATAGGTGGGACTGGAATTTTGTATATTACAGTTGTAGAACCTTGGGCAGGTTTGGCCTTGGAGTTGCAGACTACACGGAGGTAAGAAGTGGCTAATAAGACGCAAATCATAGATGTAACCAGAAGTGCAGTAATTACGGACCCGGAGGCGTTCTATGAGAACCTCATGTCCACCGGGCAGGAAGATAGCCCTGAGCGGACTATTCCAATCGTGGCTTATGAAGGATATAACTTTCTCCCAACTCTGTACGGGTATCGTAGCTATTTTGATACGACAGCTACTTTGGATATCTCGGCTCTTGGCAGTCGTTGTGATACTTTGGTTTTGTATCAATTCGCAAACTATTCAAACGTACTTGTCGCGCTCTGCGAGGATGGAATATGGACAAACTCAGGAGGGTCAACGTCTGAGGCATGGGTACATAAAGTAACTCTTGCAGTTCCTAGCCCTGGCTCTTACCTAGCATGGACTTACTGTGTTATTGAGAACGTCCTTTACATGTATAGGCAAGGAAATGGCTCGGTTTATAAGCTAACTCCTACTGCTTTCGGTCCTGTAACTATTGCTAGCTTTGTGCCTAGTTTTTTAAATATGGCAGGGCAGATGGGTATCTTCAGGGCCAATGGTAGGCTGGGTTTCTGGGACTCGGCCAACTCAGTCTCGTGGAGTAGCCTTTTCGATTTCACTGATTTTACTCCTGCTATTATCACCCTAGCTGCTAATGCAATCTTTAATGATGTATTGGGCAGGATTGTTCACGTCCAGTCCTTTGGTAGTGGCTTTATCATCTATAGTACTAAGAACATCGTAGGAGCGCAATTTAATACTACTGGTAGTATCCTCTTCTCTGCTAAAAGTATCTCCGAGCAGGCAGGCATTTGGACTTCTAAGCAGGTATGCCAAGGTGCTACTGATATGGAGCATTTTGCCTATACCAATACTGGAATTAAAAGAGTTAAGGGAGATTACACAGTTGAGGATATCTTCGTAGGTATCTATGACTTCCTTCGAGAAAGTAGGGACCCTGTTTACCTGAGCTTCCTTCAAGGCAGATATTTGTTTCTGAGTGTAATTGACCCCGCTTATATTAGTGGTCATGTAAGCTTTGAGGTAGTTAGTCTAGGTTCCCTGACTATTCGACTGCTCTTCAATGGACTCGAGCTTACTAATCCCGCAGATGTACCCCTAACCATTAATGGAATTCCCTTTCAGGATGACTTGATAAATCAGGTCCTCCAAGGATCCTCAGTAGGTCTCTATACCCAATGGCAGGCTTCTGGTAGCAAGATGGCCCTGACCCGTAGAAGTCCAATGAGTCCCTATGTCTTGGATGACCCTCTCACTCCCGAAGATGAGACAGTTTACATTGATAATACAGATCCCCTTATTACTCCTGCGGATCTAATCCTCGCTAGGGATACCGCAGTTTTGAGTAATCCTATTTCTATTAACAATGCTACTCCTTCTCTTCTAGACTTGGGATGGACCATCTCTCCCAGCACCGGATTGGCTGATAGGCAACTTGCGCAGTTTAAGACCAGGCAGCTTAGAGAGTGGTCTGAGACTAAGTTACTTAT